CAAAAAAAAATAGGAGGAGCGATGCTCAAAAACCCAGGTAAAGCAGATTTAAATAAAGACGGAAAACTTTCCGGTTACGAAAAGAAAAGAGGAATGGCCATAGAAAAATCTATGAGTGGAAAAAAATTTGGAGGAGCGATAAAAGGATTTGGTGCTGCTAGAAGAAAAGGCATGGGTCTTCAGGATGAAATGATGAAACCTGGAAAAGTTATGAATGCAAAAAGAGGTCGTATGGCTCAACAAAAGAAAAAAAAATCTGAGTTCGGAGCATATAATAAGTTAAGAGATGTGATTGATCAAAAGCAAAAAAGAAAACAAAGAATGGATGATTTTATGAAAGATAGAAAAAAAATTATAGAAAAGAAAAAAGGTATCCCAGTTAAAAAAGGTGGCATGATGAAATATAGTAAAGGTGGAGGAGCTGATACAGGTAGAATGGGTGAGATTAAAAGTAAGCTAGCTACTTCAAGTGATAAATTTAAAAGATTTTTCAAACCAAGAAAAAAATTAGAAGCTCCAAAAAGAAGACCGATGAAACCTTTAAACAAAAATTTAAAAAAGTTTGCTCAAACATCTAAACTAACTCCTACAGGTATAGGAAAGTTAGGCGCTAAAAAAGTAACGGGTAAAATGGGTGGCGGTATGATGATGCTAATGAAAAAAGCAAAAGATAAAGGTGCTAAACCCTTAGAGTTTTTATCTCCAATGGCAATGCTTAAAAGAGTTCAAGGTAGAAAAATGGGTGGCGGCATGATGCAAAGACCCATGGCTTATAAAATGGGGGGTGGTTTAAAAGCAGCTACAAAAAAATTAAAAGCTCAAGGTTATAAAAAAGGTGGTAGACCATCTGTAAAAAAACCAGTAATTAAAATTGCTATAGGTATAGGTAAAGCTAAAAATTTTCCAGGCATAAAAAAACTTATGGAAAAGAATAAAAAAGGTAAAAAAAACTTTTAGTTGATTCAAAGCCACTAAAAGGCTAGGTTAAATTTATGGCTGTTGAAAAAGATAATAAAGATAATTCTGAAGAAGAACAGGTAGAAGAAACCCAAGGCACTCCAATCTTAAACGAAGAAGTTGATGAAGTTTCAGTTGAAGGTGAAGAAGAACCTGAATTAAGACCACAGGATGATTTTAATGCTAATCTTGCAGATTCTATGGATGAAAGAACTTTATCCAGAATGGGTAACGACTTAGTATCAGAATATAAAAAAGACAAAGCCTCAAGAAAAGAATGGGAAGAAGCATATATTAAAGGCCTAGATCTTTTAGGAACAAAGTATGTAGAAGTCTCAAGACCTTTTAAAGGAGCCTCTAACGTTACACATCCATTGTTAGCTGAATCAGTAACACAGTTTCAAGCACAAGCTTATAAAGAATTAGTGCCCTCAGATGGTCCGGTTAGGACCCAAGTCGTAGGGCTACAAACACCACAAATTGAAGAACAATCTGAGCGTGTAAAAGATTACATGAACTATATGCTTATGGAAGAGATGGAAGAATATACTACTGATATGGATAGTATGTTGTTTCATTTACCTTTGTCCGGTAGTAGCTTTAAAAAAATATATTACGATGAAATATTAAAAAGACCAGTTTCAAAATTTATACCAGCTGAAGATTTAGTGGTTCCTTATTATTCAGCAGATTTAAAAGATACAGATAGAATTACTCACGTACAACGGCTAACGGAAAACGAAATAGTCAAACTTATGGCTGGTGGATTTTACAGAGATATAGAATTACCGAAAGCTGGAGAGGATGAACCGGACAACGTACAGAAAAAAATAAATGAATTAGAAGGTGTAAAAAATACGGGGGAAGATTATTTACATACAATTTTAGAAATGCATGTGGATCTGCATTTAGATGATTATGAAAAATTTGATTCACGAGCAAAGAAAATAAAAATTCCTTATGTAGTAACTATAGATGAAGGTAGCGGTGAAGTTTTATCAATTTATAGAAACTATAGACCTGATGATCCAACTTACAAAAGAATAGAATATTTTGTACATTTCAAATTTTTACCCGGTTTAGGGTTTTACGGTTTTGGTTTGACTCATATGATTGGTGGTTTAAGTAGAGCGGCCACACAATCTTTAAGACAATTAATAGATGCAGGTACTTTAAAAAATTTACCAGCAGGATTTAAGTCTAGAGGCATTAGAGTAAGAGATGATGACCAACCAATTCAACCCGGAGAGTTTAGAGATGTTGATGCACCTGGTGGAAATATCAGAGATCAGTTCTTTAATTTACCTTTTACAGAGCCAAGCACAACATTATTTAATTTACTAGGTTTTGTTGTTGGAGCAGGACAAAAATTTGCTGCTATTACAGATTCAAATGTGGGTAATGATCTACAAAATAGAGCTGTTGGCACTACAATGGCCTTAATGGAGAGAGGTTCACGGGTAATGAGTGGTGTTCATAAGCGATGTTACTACGCTATGAGATTAGAATTTAAAATTTTAGCAAGAATTATGTCTGATTCACTACCTCCAGAGTACCCTTACGATGTTTATGGTGGTCCTAGATTGATTAAACAGCTAGATTTCGATAAACGAGTAGATATTTTACCTGTTGCAGATCCAAATATCATGTCAATGGCGCAAAGAGTGATGTTAGCACAGCAACAATTGCAAACGGCTATGTCAAATCCACAAATTCATAACATTCACGAAGCATATAGACGTGTTTATGAAGCGTTAGGTACAAAACAAATCGAAACTTTACTTAAACCACCCCCAAAACAGCCAGAACCTATGGATCCTGCTAAGGAAAACGCTAGAGCACTGCAAATGCAACTACTTACTGCTTTTGAATTTCAGGATCATGATGCACATATCGCTGCACACATGGCTTTTATGCAATCAAGGATGGTTCAAATTAATCCACAAGTATACGCTTTGTTGCAAGCTCACATATCAGACCATATTTCTTTCAAAGCAAAAATAGAAGTTAGAGAGCAACTAATGCAGGAACCAGTTATGGTGGCACTTTCTCAACAAGACCCACAACAATATCAAATTCAGTTTGATAAAGCTGTTGCGACTGCAGTTGCAGAAATAACTGAAGGATTAGTTAGAGGTGAGATAGAAGCAAAAGCGGGCCAAGTAGATCCTTTAGTAAGATTAAAACAACAAGAGATAGATTTACGTGCAATGGACATGCAGCGTAAAGAAAGAGAAACTGAATTAAGGGCAACTTTAGATACTACTAAAGAAGCAAATAGATTAGATTTTCAATATGATAAATTAATGGAACAATCAGATCAGTCAGATGAAAGATTAAAAATCGCGAGGGAAAAACTTGCTAAAAAATAAAGATCCAAAAACAGGCACAGGTAAAAAACCTAAAGGTTCAGGAAGAAGATTATATACAGATGAGAATCCTAAAGATACTGTTCGTATAAAATTTGCTACACCAGCAGATGCAAGAAAAACAGTATCCAAAGTAAAACGAATTAGTAAACCTTTTGCTCGTAAGATACAGATATTGACTGTGGGTGAACAGCGAGCTAAAGTTATGGGAAAAACACAAGTAGCATCAATTTTTAAAAAAGGCAAAAATGAAATCAGAAAGACAGCAAAAGCGTAAAGGACTAAGCGGAGGTGTCAAAGAAGGACCACCTCCTAAACAAGGACCTAATCCACAAGTACCGCCTGTGAAACTAAAAGGTGGGGGTTGTCCTTATAGAGAACCAGGAGCAAAATCTGATATCAAAGGAATTAAAAACATACAAGTTACCGGAAAAAAGTTCATCGGTTTACGATAACCTCACTGAAAAAGAAAAAATAATTTTTTTAGCTGGAGTGTTTGATGGAGAGGGTAGTTTTGGTATTTGGTCTAAAGTTAAAACAAAAAAATACTTTGCATGCTCTGTAGAAATGACAGATAAAGATATGGTTAAGAGATTTCATAATTTTTTTGGAGGTACATTTTATCTTTGTAAAAAAAGAAGAGAACATCATAAAGATACGTGGAGATGGAGAATCAATGGTAAAGGGGCTTTAAATACGATAGATATAATGGTAGATTATCTAAGTATAAGACGTAAGGAGAAATTTAAAAATGTGGTTCAGTGCCTTAAAATTAGCGCTTAACGCTGGCAGTAAAATTTATGCCAACAAGCAAAAAACCAAGATGGCTATGTCAGAAGCACAGCTAATGCATGCTACTAAGATGGCCCAGGGTGAGGAACAGTACCAGGGAAAATTGTTAGAAGCGAGACAATCAGACTGGAAAGACGAGGCCGTTCTTATAATTTTAAGTTTGCCCGTGGTTGTGCTGGCCTGGGCGGTGATATCAGACGATCCGACAGCGATGGACAAAGTAAAATTATTCTTTGAAATGTTTTCACAGCTCCCATCATGGTTTACTAATTTGTGGATCTTGGTTGTAGCTTCAATATATGGTATAAAAGGAACACAAATATTCCGTAACGGAGGAAA